AAATGCAAAATGCAGTTTTAGAATGAGATGTTTCAAGACTCAAAGAAGAATTTGAAGAACTGAAACAAAGAGTTGAAGCACTTGAAAAAGATGAGTCAAAATTCGTATCAAGTAATGCAAGCAAATTGAAAGAAGTATTGCAAGAGATGAAAGAACACAGAGAAAAGCTGATTGAATACAATACTTCGTTGCTAAATCTAAATAATGATTTCTCTTTATTCAAGGCTCGAAAAGAAAGCACAGAGAAGTTCTTTGAAACTATAAGAAAATTGTTGCATATTAAGTAGTTTTATATTCTAAACTGATAAAATGAAAAGTTTTCGAGAGAATAAAAACCTGTTCACACACAAAAAAAATTATCAAAACTTTTAGTTTGATAAAATCTTTTATATTATATTGTTATTAAAATGAAACTTACAGCAGAACAAACTTCAAAAACTCTTTCTGAGTTAATAGAAGCAAGCATTCAACCAGGAGATGACCCTGTAATCAATGAAGCACGAATTCTTAACAAAAGGCTAAACCCTAATGAGCCTATGGAATTTTTAATTTCTGTATGAGATAGTGCTTCAATTTATTTTGAAAGTATCTGTTGAGAAGCAGATAGTGATAGTTTAGAAGTAAGTTGAGAATTCAGATTCAAATGTAAAGATTTTTCTGATATATCTATTCTTAGTTGAGATAATAGTAATGATACTGATTTTATTTTAGAACTTATCTAATAATGAAAACTTTCCGAGAAAAATTATCTATTACTAAATTAGTACTGTTATTATTAGTAATTAGTTTAATAGTGATAGAGTTATATAAGGTCTTTAGATGATGAGATTTAGACCAGTTATTTACAGATGTTGTGATAATGGTGGTATCGTTCTATTTTTGACAGAAATGAATCCTTTATGAAAATGTAGATAGTTTAGTAGAGGAAGATAATGTAAAAATAGAGAAATAAGAGCTTATTTATAACTTTATTCAAAAAGAAATGCAGAAAGTAATTAAATATCTAAGTAGTCCTAGCACACGAATAGCTTTTGCTATATTCTTATTCTCTTTATGATGAATTTATGCAACATTGAATCATAGAATAACAGCTTTGGAAGAGAGCTATGATAAGATAGATGTAGTTGAAATTCAGACTACATTATCACAGATACAAACTGATATTTCTTGGATAAAGTATAATATGCAAAAATAAGAGCTATTTATATCTTAATTCAAAAAGAAATGAGAAATCTGATTGAATGGATATTGGTAGTATTGCTTATTGCAATTTTATTTACTGAAATAGTATGGAGTATATAATTCAACGGTTCAAAAGAACAAGATTGAAGGGTTGGATTTTATTCTATAAATTTAGGTGATGAGTAAAGAAAAAGAAATAAAGTATTCTGAACACCATATCTTGCCTAAAAGTCAGCATTGAGCTAATGTATCAACTAACCTTGAAATGATTCGTGATACACAGCATAGAGCTATACATACTCTATTTGCTAATAAAATGCTTGCTGAACAACTTATTACTACTGTAAATATAAGCGAAAAAGCCCTTAGAGAAGATGTAAGAGAATGGCTTATTGAGACTCTTACAAGTAAAAACATCTACGACCCTTATGAACGATATAAGTCCGAAGTTATCAAGTAATTTTATATTCTAAACAAAGAGCTATGGAATATGAAGAAATTGAATGATGTTTAGGAGATTGAGCTAAAGATACAGACTATATATTTGATGAAGCTGAATTAGATAATCTTCCTGAACTATATGAGAAAGATGATATTATTTTTGAATATAATCAATGAAGTAGTTTAGACTGCACTATCTATTGAGCTATTTGAGCTGTATCTGATTTAACTAATTATCAATATCCACAAGAAAGAATTGATAAAAATGTTGCTGAATCTTATAATAGATGAAGAGTTAAATGACAATGACGGTTTGTTGAAAATGCTTGTAAGCTTATCAAAGATGATTGGAATAATGATGAGGAATTAGTTAAAAAGTATTGAAAGATAGCATATTACAGAGTAAAGAAAGTAAATAACGAAGTGATAGAATGAATTCTAAAAAAGAAATATACATTAGTCTGAAATAGAAGCACGGCTTCAGAATTCACAGCAGATTACAGAACTGATTGAGTCCTTGATTGAAAAGATTTCTGAATAAAGACTAACTGACATTGTATTGATATTATAAGTTATAAATGAGTAAGAAGTGAAAAGAACTCTTATAAATGAAGAAAGACTTACGACTGAAAGAAAGATTGTAATATTTTTGAACTGAAACATTTTTTAGCAGAGATTTCTAACTATTGACCTAATTTTTATCTATTCACATTAGTGAAAGAAGATAATTATGAAAGGTTGATGAATATAAATAAGATGAAAGCTCTTGCTAATACTATACTTGAATGCAATAGTGCTTTACGAGAATTGAGTAAATCAGAAGCTAAAAGGATTATGATACATAATCATTCTGAAGATATAAGAGAACGACTAAAAGATATGGATATTCAGATTGAAAAATTATCATAAATATATAAGTAATAATTACTTTGTACAAAAAAAGAGGTTTGAAGCCTCTTTTTCTAATTAACCCGATTTCGGGGTAATTTAGTCTTTTATCATTTTCTTAATTGTTCAAATAACTTCATCTTTATTTTCAATGTATTTGAATATAGTTGGCTTATCATTTCAAGTTCTGATTATTAAGTCAGAGAATATGAAGCTTGTAGAATCTACTGAATTGATTTTCTTGTAAGGGATTTCTTCTCTTGCTTTTACAAATACTCAATGTCTATAAACAAGACAGTCTTTATGAACCTCTAATTTCTTACAATGCTGACAAATAGCAACACAAATAAAGATGATTCATACATAAGCAACACAACCTACTATTCAAAGGAATCGTAGAATAAATAATACTCAAGATGAAACTCCGTAAGTTTTCTCCTGAAAGTCATCAGGGACGATAGTTACTTCTTCTTTCTCTAAAAATTCACCACAAAAACGACATTTTTTAGCACCGTCTTTGATTTCTTCATTACAGTAAGGACATAACATGAGCTAATCTGTTAAAATATAAATACAAAATATTTATGGAATCACAAATTAAATTCAAGAAAAAAGGAGAGCGTCCTCTCCTCTTTCTACAGATTAGCACGATTATACTACATAAATAGTATGATATTTCAAGATATATTTGTATATTGATATTTTGTAAAAAATATATATAATATGTTTTGTTGACATAAGCTTATAAAACGAGAACTTTTATTTGCTTATTTTTTACAACAATGAAAAACTTAATAAATGACTTCATAAATTATCAATCAAATGTCCTTTGAAGAAAAGAAATGGTAAGTAGATATATTTGTCATCTTAGAAGATTATATAAATATTTAGTAAGAGTAAAATGATTAGAGTTTAAACTTGAAGATATAAAGCTTCAAGATATTATCGACTTTATATCAGAAGTAAAGACAACTCCTATTACAGCCTGATGAAATAAATACTGAAAATATATTACAAAGAATAGCTTACACGGTTGGATAGTTTCAATTAGAATGTTCTTTAAGTATGTATCTATATTATGATACAAGCTTTGATTTAACCGAGAGCAGATTCCTATATTTCGTATGGAAGAGAAAAAGAGAAGTCCAATGGAGAATGAAGATTATGAATTACTTAGACAAGCACCTATATTATATGAAGAAGATTCTTTAATAGCACAAAGGAATCAATTACTTATAGATATTCCACGAGAAACTGGACTTAGAAGATGTGAGATAGTAAGATGTAAGTTTAAAGATTTTCATAATTCAAACAGACAATTTAGAATAGAATGAAAATGAGGAAGTTTTTGATTAGTATTTTTTTCTGTTGAACTTCAAAGAAAAGTTCTAAGATATGAACAGAATCTTATTAGAAGATTCCATAAATCTTTTACTTATGTTATTTGACCTGTTTGAACTTATAATAACGAAGATAAACAATTAAATCCGAATATTGCTTGAAATATAGTTAGAAATTATGTAAAGAGATTGAAAGCAGATTGATTATTAGATAGTAAAAAGAAGTTATCATTACATATGGAAAGACATTCCTTTGCGATGAAATGTGTTAAATCTTGATTATCACAACAAGCGACAACCGAGATTATGAGACATAAAGACCCGAAGACAACCTTACAATATTATCATCTTGAAAGCTCACGGTTGTTAAATCAATATGATTTAATAAAAAAATAATCATTATTTTTCAATAAATTTTGAAAAACATAAGAGTTTTTTTTCTACGACTTAAAATTTTCTACTTTTTAAGTAAGTTTTCTAATATCTAAAAAAAACCGTGAAAAATTTGATTTTTTCAAAAAAATCATTATTATTATGATTGTTAATATATATAATATATTGATGAAGTAAAAGATATATTATTTCATAAAAATAGATATATTCTGAATCAAATCAGGAGTCACCAATTCCAAATATTTATGGTTTATTTGTTTATCATGACAATCTGAAAGTCTATAATTTAGACAAGAAACACTATCAGCTATAGCAGTAATTGCAGCATATTGTCGACCGATAAAGAACTTAACATATTCGTTATCTCTAATAGAAGTATTTCATAGAAATCATCATAAAAAAGATATCCAAGAAGAATTATTGTTTCATTCTCATTTCTTAAATATGTTTTTTATCCGATTAAACATGATATTCTATAATGATAATGTAAAAGGAATATGAATAGCTAATAGAACTATTCAATGTAATGCAGGTCAATTATCTGTTTCTACAGGTTGAATATTGCCTCATATAGCATCTATTCATAATGCTAATCATCATAAATCAGACCTATCAAATTTATCTACAATATTATCTAATAAATCACATAAATTCTTTTCTGATTGGATGTTTCCTAGAGTAGTAGTCTCTTGAAAAACATTAATTTGAAAGAAATATTGTCTTTCATGATGATTAGAATCTAAAGAACTACTTTCTATTCTATCGAAAGTAAAATAAATAGATGGAAATCATCCAAACTTAGTTGGAATCCCATCAGATATTTCTGCTATTCATGATATACTTTGTAGCTCAGTTTTTATCTGAGTTCTTAGATCATTAATCATTGATATATTCATTAATTATTTCATAAAATCTTTGAAGAATCTGACTTTTTTTATTTTCTACAGCTTTAGTAAAGAATGGATTTCATTTATATCATGGATGATGAACTAGTTTAGCAAATCTATCTTCATTAGTTTTAGAATCTATCCAATGTAGAGACTTCTTAAATTTAGGCATAATGATATGAGGTTTAGTTCATTCATGTACAAATTCTGCATAATAGAGATTATTATATATTACAGCATGATCATCATAAACACTAGCGAGAATATTCTTTCTAAGTAATCCATTATCTACTGGAGCTAGCTTTTTAGCTTCTCATTGAAGGATGATGACAGATTCTTTGAGCCATTTATTTCTAGCATTAATTAAGTCCTTTTCTTCTAATTTATCAAACTTTTTTATTAATTCTTCATCTCATTTTATTTCTACACTTACTGTCATTTCTCTAATATTACGGTAGTTAAAGATATATGCCCTCAATGTCTATAAGCCACTCATTTAACAAAGTAAGAGACAGAATCGATAACTATTTCATCTGCCTCTTTAATCTCTGTTGAACATAAGATAGAAAGCTTAAAAAGTTTTCAGAATTTACCATCTTCTGTAAGATTTGATTCTTCATTTATGGCTGTAATATATCCAAAATATGTACCAATTGTTTGTTTAGTAGTTGCTACATTATTTGAATAAACTAATCTTTTTATTTCAGCCATACAGTTAGTTAACATATATGATCCTATATCTATTTAAAAGAGTCCTACAGTCTCTAGTCAAATCTTTACTAGAGTAGGTAATAGAATAATCTGATAATCTTTCGCTTTCGACTCAGATTTTTTCATAATATTTATTCTTAACTAGTTCGATGATTACCATAAGAACATCATAAGGAATATCAGAAATAGTAGAGAGACTATAATCTTGAAAGGTATATCAATTAATATAAGCAATAGCAGAATTAATGAGCAAAGTAACTTTCGTTTGATCATTTTCTCATAATAAAGTTTTTAAAGTCTGAATTAGTTCTTCTTGAGTCATTATTTTCTTCCTTTTTTATTAGGTTTTAAAGTTTTATTTTTGATGTTAGTAAAGTCTTTAATAGTTTGAATGATAGTAGGTCTTCATAATGGCTTTAGATATCTTGAACCATATGCTGTTCCTATCTTTTCATCCATTTCGATGACTTCACCAATATGGTGTCATGCTATTTTTCATCTAAGAATTTCATATTTCATTAGTTAATAATTATAGGATAAAAGAGGGGAGTTTATCCCCTCAAAATTAGGATTATTGTCCATCTCATGGATTATTTTCTCCACCTCATTGACTTCATCCATTATCATCATCTCAATCTCATTCATTTCCTCAATTTCATCCATCTTCAGGATCTGGTTCTTCAGCCGCAGTTTTGATAATAGAAAATGCTTCATCGACCATACATAATCCACAAACTCTAGCTGAAGCTTTAAGAGATTTGATATCTTTTTCCCAATCTCCTGATTTATATCACATTTCGAAAGTAAATCATCTTTTGATTCCGATATTATAGAATTTAAGAGAACCAAATACGATAAAAGGAGTATCTTCATCTATAGCTCATGATGGCATTACATCTGTTAATTCTACAGGATAACCTAAAAGATAGCCTTTTTCTCCATTATCTAATGTTCTATATAATGGCCTTCAGTCTAGATCTTTTAGCTTTTCGATTACTGCTATAGCATCTTGAGACATATACCATTTTGGTTTATAATTTCTCTTATATTTTAAATCGATCTTTCTGATAGCATCAATAAGAGCATCATGATTTAATGTACTAATACCTCCTGTAAGAGTTACTACATTTACATCTTCTAGATTAGTAATTCCTATCATTTCTGAATTATCATCAGAATCTCATGTTCCTAATAATACTTCAGTATCTAGGAATTTAGCAAAAGCTTCAGCAAATTCCTGTTGAGCTGCTCATCGAATTTCGTCTGAATCAGCCTCATCTTCTATTAATTCATAAGTAGAAGAGAGGATAGCACCGACTTTCTTAGCAATCATTTGAACTCTATCATAACTCATAGCAGTGCTTTGATAAGCTGCAGCTTGATCGGTATAGAATACTTGCACTCCATCAACTCTTTTAGTAAAGTATTTAGTGTCAGATTTCATTCTTTGGACATTACAATCTTTCCATATCCCATAATCTCCCATAATCTTGAATACTCCTTTTTCAAATTCAGGATGAACAAGATATCCTCCATCAGCTGCTGTAGCAGTATTCATAGCTTTAATTCAGCTTAGATCTCATTTCCTTAGCCCTTTAAGAGCTTCTACAAAAAGTTCTTTTGTTTCATGTAAATTATCAGCAGTTCAGCTTCAAAACTTAGCTTTTTCTACTAATTCTTTTAATTGAGTTTTAATCTCTTTAATATCAGCATTTTCTGATAAATTTAACTCTTTTAATCTTGCCTCTACTGCAGCATCTACTGCTTCAGGCACTCCATCTTCTAAAGACTTAGCAATTAAGTCTGCAATTTGGTTTAGTTGTTCTTGTGTCATAATAATAAAAAATGATAAATAAAAATAATAGAAAAGTCTGCTTGCAACCTAAAGACTTTTCTTGAATGCATTTAATCACTGATTAACAGTTCTAGCTACATTCTGTAAAGTTTCTTTAGCTAAGATATTAGCTTCAGATAGTCTTTTAGTATTGCCATCTACTAAAATTTCTAAGAGAGACTTAATATCATTTAGTGTAGAAAGTATTTCTTTGTTTGATGTCTCTGAATCTTCTTCATTTTGTCCTTCTTTAACTTCGTCAATCATTCAGTTTTCTTCTAAGAGTTGTTTTTGATCTAATGATAAAGCGTTTGGGTTACAGGGAACAGCTACAAAAGATAATTCTAATAATTCTGATTCAGTAATAATTCTCTTATTTGATTCATCTCTATTCTTAGGAATAAATCATACTGAAACAGTCTTTACCATTCATTCATCGTATAAATCAGCCAATAATTTTCATAAAGGATTAGCTTCAGAAAATACTCATTCAATGATTAATTGATTATCTTTTACATAGATATCTGTGGCTTTACCTACTATGTTTTCTATCTTGTATATATGATTAGCAATGATAACAGGATTCTTCATAAAGTTAGAATAGTCCCATCATCATGCTTTTATTATTTCTCAAGATCTATCTGAATCTTCTGTAGAAGCTATAACTCTAAAAGTTCTTCATTGTTTAACTTCTTTAATATCAAAAGAAGAAATCAGACTTTTTAATTCATTTATTTTATCATCATTTAATAACATTTGTATTTTTAATAAATAATAAAATTAGTAACTCTCTTGAGTATTTTTTAGATAAATTTCTATAGCTTTATGAGTACTTACATCATAATGTCATTTAAAAGAAATGCTTTGTTTAGTGATATCATCTACAGTAAAAGCAGGAGTCCAATCTGTTATTTTTATTTTAGATAAATCTAGCATAAATGTTGGATAAGAATCTGTTCCATATGGATGTTTAGTATCTTCAGCTAAGACTCTTAGTGCTCTAGCTGTTCAATTAAGGAAATAATCTTTATAAGTATTATTTTCAAATAGCATCTCCATAGAACCTTCTATAGAGAAAGATGAATTAATATAATCTATAGGATCAATACTTGATAAACATTCTATATCTTTTATCTCTTTTTTTATTGAGATAGTAATAGATTGGAGACAAATATTATCTGCTATATCTAATCATTCTACAGAATCAGCAATAAATACTTTAAGCATATTAGCTACAAAACCACTTTCATCAGTATAAGAAACTGTATGAGTAGCTGTTTCTCATTTTTTAGATTTTAAATTGATAGAAACTGTAAATTTTCATCATACTTCAGCAGTAAAATCCATACTTTCTATCATGGCTAAAGGATAGGCACTTCATCATAAAGGAGTGGCAGTTCAAACAGTTAAAGTAGGATGAGTATTAGACTCTAATAAAGTAAATATATGTTCATAAACATCATCTTCTCCATCAACTTCATCTGAAGTAACGGCTCATAATAAAGCTTTTAAGAAAAATCAGATTCAATTTGGATAAACCTGACCTCAAATAGTTCAATCTGCTCGTTTTTTTGTTACTTCTGAATTAATTGAATCAACTATAGTATCTACAACTCAGCTATCTGATTCTATATTAGCTTTATCTGTAAAAGTATTATCGGTTCGTGGAAATCGATACTGAATAGGAAGTTTTTTAGTTCATCTTGTAGTCTCCAAAGCTACTCAAACTCAGACTTTTTTTCATGTAAATGGCATAATCTATAGATATGATATAAATTTATGCCATTAGTATGATTAAAATTAAGCAAAAAACAAAAATCGGAGTACGAATGACTCCAATTCTGTAGTAGTTTTAATATTTAATACTATTCTTAACTAAAATCTATAGTTATTCAGTCCATATTTTCAGCTAATTCTCTTCAATAAGTTTTAATCGTTTCTAAATCTTCTTGAGTATATCAATTTTCAAATATTTGTTCTTTTATACGTTCTATATATCCATTATAATCATTTTCAGATATGTCTCCATTGATGTAGAAATAAGAATTTCTGACAAATTGATCAGCATCTCGAGGTTTAATAACAGTACGAATACGATTTAATTTTTTGTATTCCATTTTATACTATTTTTAATAGATAAACTATTGTAAATATAAGGATATTATCTGAAAAATAAAGTTAATTAAAAGAAAAATAGGGTATCCGGCTCCTATTTTTCTTTGATTTATGCGGCTTTACCTCTTTCGAGGCACACACAACATATGTATTTCAAATCGTTTTGCAAGTGATTGTCATAGATTTTATAAAAGTCAATGTCTCAGATACCAATTGATATTACTCAGAACCAGTTCCGTGGATAGACAAAAAAGACAACTTATTGACATTTGTTATTTTAATTTATTTTCAAATACTTGCTTTATTATATCTTTAGCTTTATGATCATACTTATAATAAGTCTCTTCTGAAGTAAGAAATAGATATTTTTTTAATCGTCTTTTTGGTCGTTTTTCTCTATATTTCAGGTATATGAAACATTGAAGCTTAAAAGATTGTTTATAAAATATTTCCATTTTACCTAATGGCCATCATTCAGGTGGTTTAGGCTCTCGATATTCAGGAGTAAGATATCAAACCATTTTGATTTTTGTTATATAAAATAAATTTGTACATCAGGCTGTTTATTCAACTCAAACCACATTCTCATAGCTATTGTATCTGCAAAATCTGGAGATCTTCATATTAATTCTTTTATTTCTTCTTTAGTAATTATCTGAAGTTTACCTCATTTATCAGGATTTTTCTGCTTTATAACGTCTAATTCTTCAATTATATTTTCTTTATCTCAGTCGTTGATAACTATCAGTTTCATTTTACCAGAAGAGATAATTGGTTCTAATTCGAAATAACACTGGTCTTTCAGATTTTTATAATTTCTAATTTCTTTTTCTTCTTCAGATAGGATGGGGGAGGAGTTATTTATGAATCATTTACAGCCTAATTGATCTACTACTCAGCCTCAAACTCAGTCTTCATCACAAATCGTATGAGAATTTCTGATATTATATTGCTTCTGTAATCATCTAATGATATTAGAAGTTTCGGTGGTCCTATTCTTTCTAAAAGAGAATACTTTTCCTATAAATCCATCTCGAACTATCGTAACTGTCTTATCTGAACCTAATCTAGCTATATCTGATGTAATATATTTTTCTCAGCTTTCTCAATTATTTGTAAATAAATCTGTTATAGAATCGTATTCGTATAATTTAGTTGGATCGTCATCATATTCTCGATTCCCTTTTAATAATCTCTCCTTAGTAATTTTATCAGCCCTTTTTAATGATGCTTCATATTTTATATGATCTATAAACGGATTATCTTTGTATAATGATGGAATAAATATTCTATCTTCTGGGAGTGTTCAATCTTTAAAAGGTTTTATAAAATCTGAATATAAATGACATTTCATTGGATTACATGTCATAATAATTTTACCAACTAAGTCATATTCTCTAATCTTTTCTGTACATCTAGAGAGAATAATATCTATAGCTTTTCTAGATACTTGTTGGGCTTCATCGACAAATCCATAGGTTATTTCATATGAACCTAACCAGTTAAATTCTGGATCTGATGGCTGCTGCTTTAATGGTACAAATAAGACTTTAGAACCGTTATAATAAATCAATTCTTTAGTTTGGAGATTTAGATTATATTCTCTTCAGCTCCTCATATCATGATGATTCAATACTTTTATTAAGGTTGTTAGAGTTGTTTTTCTAAGATCGTCCCATTCTTCTCTTCATACTAATCGAACTATTCCAGGATTAGCTATACAAGTCATATTAATAATTTCACATACTCACCATGACTTTCATCATCTGGCTCCACCTCAGTAAAGAATTTCTGTTATCTTTTTATCGTTAAACTTCTTTCGAAGTTCCTTCTGTTTCTTTGTCAGTTGAACTATCAGTTTCCTTTCCTGTTGCATCTTCTATAGTTATTCATGTAAAAGAATAATTTAGATTAGTGTTCTCGGCTTTATCTTTCCAATCAGGAGATCTTCTTTTTAAAAACTCTAGAGCGTATTTGGCTGATATAGCAGGATCCTTTGAATTTAAAGCTTCAAAGACTTTAGTTTTAGCGAACATATGGGGAAATAACTTTGCTTGTTCAATTTCGTCGGAAAATTTTTTATTTTTTTTAATCCATTCATAAAAAGTATCTTTATTTATTCATGCATAAGCACAAGCTTCTTCAATTGTCGCATCCCTTTTAAAAGCTTCTACTAGTTTTCCGACAATTGTATCATTAAATTTTGTTGGTCTTCATTTGGTTTTTTGTTTCATAAAAATTAATTAATTAGATAAAATTTGGTTAATATCTAACTTTCTATTCAGACATTTTATCTCTCATTCAGGATTCAGATTATTATATCTTTTAATAATAACTTCTACATATTTTGGATCTAATTCTATCATTTGGCATTTTCTATTTAACTGTTCACAAGCTATAAGAGTAGAACCAGAACCTCAGAATCAATCGTAAATAATTTTTCTATCTGGATTATCTTTTAAAGCCATAGCTATTAATCCAATAGGTTTCATAGTTGGATGGAGCGTATTTTTTTGCCTTTTTATTTCTCGAATATCTCCTCTAATAGTTTTTTCTCCTCCAAATGGTCAATAATAGAATATTAGTTCGTGTTGTTTATAGTATTTATCTAAATTCTGAGCAGGATTTACTTTATTCCAAATAATCATTGATTTTGGAACCATTCATAATTCAGCCATAGCTTGTTTGAACAGATGATTATATTGCCGACTACAACAAACATAAGCAACATCACAATAAGGAACTCATTTTTTCAAAAATTCTAAAAAATCTGATTCTTCCATTTTATCATTTTGGATACTACGTTTGTCTTTTACTCATGAATATCAAATATTGTACGGAGGATCCGTAAAAACCATATCAAAATCTTCCCCTCATTTCACTAATTCTAAGTCTTCTACCTTAGTTGCATCTCAGCAGAGGAGTCTATGATTTCATAATTGAAAGAGATCTCAATATTCAACTACAGTATTTTCATTAATTTCTGGGATTTCGTCTTCTTCAATATCTATTTCTTCATCGTCAAAAAACTTTACATCTGGAAATAATAATTCAGCACTAAGATCTAAATCTCATATACTCAAATCAAAATCTAAATCTGATAATTCTAATTTTAAATTATCGATATCCCAGTTAGATTCGTTTAATTTATTATCTAATATTCTAAGTTTTTTAATTTGTTTTTCTGTTAAATTTTCTAATTTCACCACAGGGATTTCAGGTAAATCTAGTAACTTAGCTGCTAAAAGTCTTCAGTGTCAGATAATTACATTGTTTTCTTGATCTATCACCAACGGTTGAATGAATCAAAACTCCTTTATAGAATTAGCAATTCTCTCGATTTGCTCTTCATCATGAATCTTGTTATTTTGCTTGTAAGGTAGTAGGAGAGTAGGGGATAAGTATTCAATTTTCATATTTTAAAAAAGATAGGATATAAATTACCAGTAATAATCTGGTATTATCCCATCCGACAATGATATTATAATATTATTAGTTCATAATTCAATATTAACATTATATTAAATACTATCTAATATTATTCTTTTGTCAAAAATATGGTAAAATTTTTAATTTTGTGGCTTGTCAACTATTGTTGTTATTTTAAATACAAGTTTAATAGTAATTCAAGTCTATAATTGATATTATTTGTTTTTTAGCTGTCTACTTGTAAAGCCTTATTTCTTAAAAAAACCTTTACTTATATTTTGGATATGAATTGGTTATTGTTTGGATATTATCAGTTTTAAACTGTATTAATTGATTTTGTCAAAATTCTATTGCAAAATTATTTTTTAAGTGTATCATGCAAATGTGGATGAACATCAAAATAGTCGAACGGCCGTTCGTTGAATTCCCATTGGATAAAATCCACGCAACGAACTTTTATATTCTATTCTTTATTATGATTTATTTTGCTGTTTACCAATACCATGAAAATATCTGAATTTATCAATTGGTTAAAGACCAATAAACAAAGTTCGTTATCTACTATAGATAATTATTCTAGGACTATAAGAAGATTAGACGCTTATCTCAAAGAATTATCATTCAATCAAAGGGGAGTTGAAGATACGGAAAAATTAACTGTTCTTGATGTAGAGTGATTCATTAGATGAGAAAAAATCAGAGGTTTATCTGCTAGAACATGTAATTCTCATATAGTGATAATAAGAACTTTCTTGAATTATGCAGCTCATTGCTGAGAAAAAGTAATGAATTTCAATAATGTAACTTTAATGAAAGAACCTAAAAAGAAAGTCGATGCCTTATCCGAGAATGATAAAAATAAATTACTGCTATACATGCAATCAGATATGACCAAAGATGAGCTTACAAAAACTAGAGATTATGCTATAGTTTCAGTGCTATTAAGTACATGATTAAGAGTAAGTGAACTTTGTAATATAAAGCTCGAAGATGTGAGAAAAGAGCTTCAAGTTATTTGAAAAAATAGCACCGTTAGATTAGTATATTTATTTCAAGATCATGTGAATATACTTAGATTATATCTCTTTCTAAGAGAAGGAAAACATATAAAATCTGATTATTTATTTTGTTCTCATTCATCTAATAGTAAGTGAAAGAAATTATCTAGAAATACTATCGAAAGTATTGTAAGGACTGCTGGAGAAAAAGCATGAATATCCGAACCTGTTTGGCCTCATAAATTACGTCATACTTTTGCTACAGATTTACTAAGAAGATGATGAAACATATATTATATTAAAGAATTGTTGTGACACTCGTCCGTGTTAACAACACAACATTACTTAACTGTTACTAATAAAGATTTAAAAGAAACTCAAGAATTATTATTAAATAGGTATGATGATCAAACAAAAACATTGGATCCATTACCTAAACAATTTATATACAAACCAGAGGAATTAAGTGCTATAAACTCCGATAGATACTTTATGGAGTATTCTGGAGGTAGAAATTTTGGAGAATGATTGATACCTAGTATCCAAAGGGGAGTATGATATTATTGACGCAATTACTAATTAATATTATTAACTATTTTACTAAGGACTTCATATTTTGAAGTCCTTTTCTGTATTTATAAAAATGTATAAAAATGAAAGGGGAGTCATCACTTCAAAAAGTGTTATTTTTTTACAAAAAATAGACTCCCCCGTTTTTTTGATTTTTTTATTTTTTTATGTCTTTTGTAATCAATTATAGAAATATTTTATAGATCAAATATCAAAATATCATAAAAATAAGAATAAAAAAAATCTGAATTTTGTAAAAACATTATGGATACAAAATCTATAAAATCTTGCTTAATTTTGAGAAAATCAGAAAATTTTAAGACACGTTTTTATGTTAAAGTGGAACAATATACCACCCAGAACAAAAAACGTCGCTTATTTTTCTCTACAACAAAACACCAATTACAAACTGTGTTTTCTTGATTTGTATATAAAATAACGGGGTAGTTTTCTGATCTTAAATGTTTTTATCTTCAATTTTATCAAACCACTACTGAAAAAAAGATTTTTTTAAAAATCTATTGTAATCCTAAAATTATTTTTTATAATAATTGTGTTACGCAAGTGATATAAATGAAAATTTGATAATTCTAAAGCGACCGTTGTCGCCTTGTAAATAATAGGTTTACTTTGCACAAGGTACATTGTGCAAACCACAATTATTTTTCATTTATGAGCCCTCTAAAGCTCAATTAAAAACTAGTTAAAATCACACTAACAATGTTATTATACACATA